TATGCTTTAGAGATTTTTGACAAGATTTTTAATCTTACCGAAGCAGAGCAGTTAAACGAGTTAGGTAAGCAAATTGGTAACGCTGCACAAAATATCGCAAAACAGCAGCAACTAATAAACGAACTAAAGACAGCCACATACTTCAATTCAGAAGGCGATAGAGCAGCTGCAATTGAGAACGCTACAGAGGCATTAAAGGACAACGTAGCTGCACTGCAATTGGCTGAGGCCGAATACGACAGGTTTGTTAAGCAAATAGAAGCGCGTGCAGATTTGCGGGCATCTCTTGAAAATAACGGTGGGTTAGGTTCGCAGGGTTCTGGTGCTGGCTCTGGGACAGGCTTCAGTGGGCTTGCTGATGACATCGCAAAAGCGACAGGCGAGTTGAAAATCATGGGCGATGCAATGGATGACTTGGACAGCATTGCAGGCACATTGGAAAACTCTCTAGAAAACGTGTTCATGTCTGCCATCGATGGCGCGGACAGCTTTAAAGATACGGTTCGCCAAACAGCTGCTGCCGTGGTTCGTGAGCTGTATCGTGTCTTGGTCGTGCAACGGCTGGTAAACGCGGCCATGGGATTGTTTGGCGTATCGCCAGCATCGACAGGTGGAGGGGGTGGAGGTCGCGCAGCAGGAGGTCCAGTTCAAGCAGGTCAAGCGTACACCGTTGGTGAGCATGGCCGTGAACTCTTTGTACCATCTTCAGCTGGTCGCGTTCTCTCTGTTCCACAAGCGAAAGCAGCAATGGGTGGTGGTGAAAGCGTTGTGATCAATCAGACAATCAACGTTTCAACTGGCGTTCAGCAAACCGTGCGCAACGAAATCCAAACTTTAATGCCGCAGATCGCAGAAAGCGCGAAAAGTGCAGTGGCGGATGCGAAGCGTAGAGGCGGGTCTTATGGAAGGGCATTTGCTTAATGGCTATTTCGTACCCGCTGTCCTTGCCGAACCAGACATCTATTCGGTCGATTAACTTCACAGCCGTAAACGCGGTCGCATACTCACGATCACCGTTCACTTTTGCTGGTCAGGCGCAGACTTACGCAGGGCAAATGTGGCAGGCGGATATATCGCTAAAGCCAATGCGGCGTGCGGCTGCGGAAGAGTGGGTGGCTTGGTTGCTATCTCTGCGCGGGCAGCACGGCACATTCCTACTAAGCGATCCCGTTTCAAACAGCATTCGTGGCACAGCAACAGCGGCAACAATCTCTGGCTCTGCTGGGGATCAAACAGTCACGGCAACAGTTGCGAGCGGTGACACATTGTTGGCGGGTGACTTCATCCAGCTAGGTACGGGGTCAGACGCCACACTTCATAAGGTTCTTGCAGATTACACTGGCACAGGGTCGGGGGCTGATCTCGAAATATGGCCAGCCTTGCGCAAGGATCGTTCCAGCGTTTCTGCCGATCTAACCAGTGCCGCTGGTCTGTTCCGTTTAGCGTCCAATGAAACCACGTACTCTGTCAGCCAGCTGGCGGTTTATGGGATCAGCTTTGGAGCGATGGAAGCAGTATGACGCGCACGATACCATCCTCAATCACGGCTTTGCTTGGCGATGCCACGATTGAACCCTATTACGCAGTCGACCTAGACTTCCCGTCTGCAAACTTGCGGCTATGGACAGGATACGGAGATCGTACGATCAACTCTGCAACCTATCTTGGCTCTGGTGATCTTATGCAGATTGACGGGCTAGAAGAGGCCGCTGATCTATCAAGTCGAGGTACAACGCTAACGTTCTCTGGTGTGCCTAGCACCTTGGTTTCATATGCGCTGACAGAAAACTACCAAGGTCACCTCTGCACTGTGTATTGGGGCTTAAAGAGCGTGTCTGACGTTGTCGAAATATTCAGCGGATACATGGATCAGATGACTATTCAAGATGACGGTGAAAGCGCGGTTATCCAGCTCAAGGTTGAAAGCAGACTGATTACTTTGGAGCGTCCAAACATTCGGCGATACACACAAGCTAGCCATGACGCGGTCATTGCAACTGAAGGCTACTCCAACACGACCGATACGTTCTTCAAATGGGTCACGCAACTGCAGGATAAGCAGGTACCTTGGGGTCGCGATAATGTTGATGAGCAATAAAAAAGCGACACCGAACGTCTCAAAGGTAGAAAAGTCTTACATGTATGGAGGTAAGTGATCGGTGCCGCCCATAGTGAAATATTAAGTGCATAATACATGCCAAAATCCACGCAGCCTGATCTTGCGGCACTTAACGCATACATTGCAGAGGTGCGCGATACGCCGTTCCAGTGGCATCACTTTGATTGCTTCATGTTCACAAATACGGCGTTCCGGCGCATGTATGGAGCAGGGTGGGCGGATGACTGGATTGGCAAGTATATCGCACCCAGTGGGCTTTATATGAGGCGTCAGGAGCTGCGAGATACCTTTGATGCCAGGACACTACCAGAAGCCATAGATAAACGCCTAAAACGCATCGATTACGTGCCACCACGTGGATCTCTTGTAACCACAAAACATGCGCGGCGTTGGGTCATATCAGAAGCATTAGGAATTGGCATCGGATCGTCGGCTGTCTTCGTTGGCAAGACGGGTTTGGTGCAGCTTCCAATCGAAACAATTACAAATGCGTGGGTAACACATGCGGCATGATTTAAATCCATACAGTCCGCTTCGCGCTGCCCGTTGGGAAAATTGTCCGCGCATTGAGGCTGTTGCCCAATACTTAATACGCGCTGGCGTTAATAAAATAATCGCATACGCAATCGCCTATGTGGGTGTGACGGCTGTAACAAGCTGGGCTTTGCGTGCGCTGGCACCGATGCCTGAGTTTGGCGCAGTCGAGACAGGTCTTTTGACGAATGCACGTGGCGCAACGGCTGCACAGCAACTGGTTTACGGTGAGGTTCGCAAGGGTGGCACGATCACCTTTATTGAGTCCAACGGCACGAATAACGAATATTTGCACCAAATCATCTGCCTTGCTGGTCATGAAGTAAACGCAATCGGCGACATCTACATTAATGATCTGGTGGCAACGCTGGATAGTGACGGCAATGTCACAAGTTCCGATTGGCAAGATAGCGACGGCAACAGCACCATCCTGATCCAGAAGTTCACAGGTGCAGCCAATCAGAACGTGTATACAACACTCAGTGCGCTTACTGATGGGCCAAGCTGGCAAGGTAAACAATCAGGTGACGACACAAACTTCCGCGGGCAGGGCATTGCCTGTTTATACGTGCGTTTGAAGTTTGATCAGGATGTGTTTTCGCAGGGTGTTCCGCTGTTTACTGCCAAAGTTCAAGGAAAAAAAGTTTATGATCCACGCTCTTCCAGTACTGCTTATAGTGCCAACGCTGCTCTCTGTGTGCGTGATTATCTGGTTAGCAAGTATGGACTGAATAACAGCGAAGCGGTCAACGACACGTCATTCTCTGCTGCGGCAAATACTTGTGATGAATCCGTAACGCTGTCGGGCAGTGGTACTGAAAGCAGATATGAAATCAACGGTGTGGTCAGCTTAGATAAGTCACCTGGCGATATTTTAGCTGATATGATGACTGCCTGCGCTGGGACTTTGTTTTGGGGAGCGGGTAATTGGCAGCTTAAAGTTGGTGAGTATACGACTGCTGTTAAGACTTTTACGCTGGATGACTTTAGATCGGCCATCACACTCGACACAAAACATAGCAGAAGAGATAACTTTAACATCGTTCGCGGTACCTTTGTGGATGCCAGTAGTGATTACGTCAGAGCTGATTACCCTGAAATTAAGGGGTCAACTTTTATCAGTAATGACAATGGGATAGAGAGCGCAATTGATCTATCACTTCCACTAACGACATCTGCCTCAATGGCGCAACGCCTGGCGAAGATGACTTTGTTCCGTGCGCGTGAGCAGATGACGCTTACCGCAGACTTTGGAATGGAGGCATTTGAGGTTCAGGTTGGCGATATTGTCGGCATAACGAACTCTAGATATGGCTGGACGGCCAAGGAATTTGAGGTCGTTGGGTGGAAGTTTGGCAACAATGGCGACGAAGGTGAGATCGTAATTAGCCTTACTCTGCGCGAAACCTCATCTACTGCGTTTGATTGGAATGCAGAAGAAAGCGACATAAGCGATAACGACAGCACATTACCGAATGCGGGCAGCAATCTTACGATCTCTAGCTTATCGACATCGGGTGGGGGTCGCACAACATCTGATGGTACGTTTATCAATAGCCTTATTGTCTCTTGGACTGCGCCATCTAATCCATTCATTTCGTTTTACGAGGTCGAACACAAAGCCACAGCGGATAGCAACTACGC